TTTTTCCACCCGCAACTGGCGATTCAGGCGGTTGATCTCCTCGCTACGTTTCAGGCCTTCAGCAAGTTGCCACTCTCGCCACTCCGCTACCGTTCTGAATGGGGCGGTTACATGTGGCGGGGCCAGTCTGCGGATACGTTCAAGAACGCCGCCTGTCGCAATATTTTTCATGGTCAGTTACCCCCTGAAGCCTGGCGGGATCGCACTATCCGGTAACGAGACGGTGTTAACCTGTCGGAGTAACGTCTCAGGTCGAACACCTTTCGGCGCGAACAAGCCCTGGTATTCATTGGCGATGCTGTGTCGAATCACCTGCTCAGGTGAAAAACCCTGCTGGCGGAATTTTTCCAGCTCCCGTATCGCCCCGTTAGCGCCCTGCTCCGTTCGAATTGGTTTTCGCAATGCCTGCCTGAACTGGACCCACTCATGCCAGAGTGTTTCCGGCAACCAATCGGGCAGAGCAACTGACAACGGGTCGAATTTTTTCTGGCGAACCGCCCCACCGATAACCAGAATTCCCTGCTCGGTGTGCCTTGCGATATCACTGCGCCGCAAGACACATATCCCGGTTTCAACAGCACCGATTTTGAGCAATGATTTTTGTCGTGGAGAATTTCGGTCAAGTTCGATCCCACACCGGACACCGTTCCTGTCAGTCACGACGATATCAATCCGCCCTCCGCAGCCGTCTCCACGCTCTGGTACCGGATACTCACGACAGACATCCAGGCCAGCAGCCTGCAACGCCGCCACCGCAGAATTACAAAATTCTGCTGCAGTACCGCCAGACAATCTCCCCTCAAGCACTCCAGCCACAAAATCCCGAAACTCCCTTCCGGAAGGGAAGGGTTTGGGATGGGTTAGATCAGTATTTATATCTTCCTCTTCCTCTTCCTCTTCCTCTGGTAACGCTTTTTGATCCGTTTGTGTAACGCTGCCAGCGTTACCTTTTCGTTTCAGTTCGCGTATTTTTGTTACTCGCTCGTTTGTAACCGCCCGTTTTTAGAGCTTTTCCCGTTATGGCGCTCAAAGTTAGGAAGCGACAACACACCATTAGTTTCGACCAACCATCCAACCTGAATTAACGCATCAGCAAAACCAACCATAAAAGTGATGCGATCTATTGCGCTTTTTGTAACGCCGCGAGCGTTACACTCCGCGTTACCGTCTATCATTTGTTGATCCGCCCATACCCAGAAGCGAATGACTTTCCCTAATGCGGCATCTGGATCAATATTCAGAATCTCAGCAAGCCTGAATATTTCCGGCTTATCCGGCGTAATCACTTCGAGCTTTATCCAGTTTGAAGCCATTTGTTTTCACCTTGTAACGCTCGCAGCGTTACATTTAACTGATACCGAACAAAACAGTCCGGCACGATTAATTTCAATCAATGCACTACGACAGAATCGCCGGGCGACCCACCGCCGCTGAAATGCGCTTTCCGGTAAACGGCCTGGACTGCATCATCATGCGCATCAATTGCCGTACTCAACGCTTCCTGCGCCGCCAGTAATGCACGGCGTTCCAGGGTATCGAAGATGCAGAGTCGGTGACGCAGCTCGCGCGGAAGGATTGCCAGAATTGCTGGGATCAGCTTCTGAATTTTTTCTCTTTGCGTTTTCGTTTCACCTTTCAACCAACGGTGATAGATATTCTGCTGATTGTTCCAGTCCTTGCCTGGTACCAGGGGCAATTCGCCGCCCCCTGGCGCAGATATTCTTCAGTAATTGCGTTAGCGACCCACGCCTGCCCTTTTCAGCGGCTAGGGCTAACAACACTGATTCGATGTGCTCATGCCTGATTTTCATGAATCAACTCCTGTGTATTTTGTGTGTTAGCCTTACATCCAACAGGTAAACCATCGGTCGGATTCGGGTAGATATCAGGCCGGAGTTCATGAGGTGTAACCTCGAAATTCGTAGCCTCTGCGATACGCAATACCTTTTCAGGGCTTAACTGACTACGTCCAGTAGCAGCGAGGCTAATCATTGATTGCGAACAACCAGCCAGCGCGGCCAAACAAGACTGTCGTACACGATTTTTTTCAAATATTCATCTAATGTCATAAGGGTCACCTTAGTAATGCTCACCAAAATATTAACCATACTAATTTAAATGATCAATACCTATATCAGTTTGAGATTATGAACTGTATTCATAAGATGGTGGTATGAGAAGAAAACGCGAAGAAATCGCATCGCCGGAAGCTACGCAACGTCTGCGCGCAATCTGGGATGCAAAAAAAGAGAGCTCAAACTGACTCAGGAGCTTGCTGCCGAGCTAATGGGTTTTGAGGCGCAATCTGCGGTTAGCCATTATCTCAACGGAAAGGCTCCACTTAATACTGATGCGGCATTAAAATTCGCTGTATTACTAAGAGTTAAGCCTGAAGAGTTGAGGCCTGATTTAGCTGATCTGATGAATTACGTCCGTTCCTCAGGAACTTATGACGAAAGTTTCGAAGGCGAAGGTTGGCGGATGGTTAACAAGCAACAAGCTGATTTACTAGATCTTTTTGATATCCTTCCCGAATCAGAAAAAGCAAAACTAATCGAAAGACTTAAAGGTCAGAATGAACTCTACAAAGAAGCATTTGAAAATATGCTGGCAGCTCAAAAACGCATGAAGAAATAGCTCCCACCACCTCGTAACTAAACCGCCATTTTTGGCGGTTTTTTTGTCCCCTCCGCCCGCCCCGCCTTACTTTTATCAAAAAAACACTAAAAATTTCATTAGGATAGTACATTTTTATCAACAAAATGCATATTTCTATTGATCATCAATATGAACATAACTAATATTATTACAGAAGCAGCACGGCGCTGTAGGTTTTAGTTCCGCCACCCGGCGTTAAGGGGAAATGAGGTCAACATGGATACTATCGATCTTGGCAACAACGAATCTCTGGTATGTGGCGTGTTCCCCAACCAGGATGGAACGTTCACCGCCATGACTTATACCAAAAGCAAGACATTCAAAACTGAAACGGGCGCACGTCGCTGGCTTGCCAGAAATACTTGCTAATCCATTATTTAGATTAATTCAATATTCTCGCTGTAGGGGTATAGCAGAAACCACCAAAGCCCGGAGGTGGTGAAATAAAACTGGGCACAACACGAAGGCGCATTTCCGATATCCATAAAGAGTCGGTCTTGTCTGTTAAATTTAAATGGTGGGAGTGCGCCTCCGGTTGTAAATAACGACATTGCTGTGTGTATCCTGGCGGCATCAGTTTTTTTCTTGAAGTTCGGCTGATGTCCGCCCTTTTTAAAGTGAATTTTGTGATGCGGTGAATGCGGCTAAGCGCACGCGGCACAGTTAAAAGTCATGTTAGTCCTTATTGGTTTGGGTGGGAAAGCCGACTGTAATTGTTAACTGGTTACAGTCACCTGGAGGCACCAGGCACCGCATCGACAAAGTTCATTTGTAAAAATGGAGATAATTATGATTGCTCATCACTTTGGAACTGATGAAATACCACGTCAGTGTGTGACTCCTGGCGATTATGTTCTTCATGAAGGCCGGACATATATTGCCTCGGCAAACAATATTAAAAAGCGAAAACTTTATATTCGTAACCTGACCACAAAAACATGCATTACTGACCGCATGATTAAAGTCTTCCTCGGTCGTGATGGTTTACCTGTAAAGGCGGAGTCATGGTGATGACTAAGAAAATAAAATGTGCTTACCACCTTTGCAAAAAAGACGTTGAAGAAAGCAAAGCTATTGAAAGAATGCTTCACTTCATGCACGGGACTTTATCAAAAGACGAACCGAGAAAATATTGCAGTGAAGCTTGTGCCGAAAAAGACCAGATGGCACACGAACTTTAATTAATTGACTATTCGAAACTGAATTTATGCCAGAAATGGCAGGGATTCGCTCAACCTTAATTAAGGAGAAAACATGATTACCAATTATGAAACCACTGTTGTAACTACCGATGACATTGTTCACGAGGTGAATCTGGAAGGAAAGCGCATTGGCTACGTAATTAAAACAGAAAATAAAGAAACCCCATTCACTGTGGTTGATATCGATGGTCCATCAGGCAACGTAAAAACACTTGATGAAGGTGTCACAAAAATGAGCCTGGTTCACATCGGAAAGAATCTGCCCGCAGAAAAAAAGCCGGATTTCTGGCAACTCTGATCGCAATGAAATTAAACGGTGAAATCTGAAAAAAGAAAGCCTGCACTGTGTGCAGGCCTGAGTGAAGAACCTGGGACATTTATTCATCACTCGCAGTAATTTTAATCTGAGTTGAGGTTAAAAAACCAATGAGCACAAAACCACTCTTCCTTTTACGGAAAGCGAAAAATCATCCGGTGAGCCTGACGTCGTCCTGTGGGCAAGCGACGATTTTGAATCAACCTGTGCCACTCTGGACTACCTGATCGTTAAGTCAGGTAAAAACTGAGCAACTATTTTAAAGCTATTGCAACTAATTTTCCTGTCGTTAATGACCTGCCCCCTGAAGGTGAGATCGATTTTACCTGGAGTGAACGCTATCAACTCAGCAAAGACTCCATGACATGGGAACTAAAACCGGGAGCAGCGCCAGACGACGTTCACCACCAGGATAATGCTCAAGAAACCAACGAACTGGCGGGAGGCCAGGAAGAAAACGCGCAGGCAGACGCCCACGAGGATTGCCAGGATTGCGAAGTCTCTGTAGCCACTTTGCGGTTCACACAGCGTCTTCTGCACATTTT